TCGAGCCGCGCTACTGCGTCAAGCACGTGTGGAACCCGAGCTATCGCTACAGGCTCGACGGGACGGACGAGTACGAGCCGATGCCGTCCGAGCGAGACGACGCGTTCCTCGAGCGCACGAACTTCTCGCGCGAGGTCGCGGTCGGGCTGGCGATGCGGCTCAACGAGGAGAACGACCGGCAGGCGGCGGAGGAGCGCGCCGCAGGAGAGGAGGCCACATGAAGAGGTCGCTCGCCAGAAGGTTCGTCGCCGCGGTCGTCCGCCTGTGGCGCGGCTCGCTCGCCGTCGTCGAGCTGTCGCGCTACCCGCTGCCGCTGTACCTGCGGCGGAGCGCCGGGCTCGGCCCGCCCGAGCCGCAGCGCGTCGCCACCTGCTCCGGGTGCGGCGTGCGGTACTTCGAGCGCGCCCCGGGCTCCTACGTGCCCGAGGACGGCCGCTGCCGGGGCTGCGCCACCGGGCGCAGGCCGGCCGCGAGGGTCGAGCCGCTGGTCCGGCCGAGACACCGGCCGGCTGGCTGGCGGCGGTAGGAGGCCCGCAGGACGGCAGGACGGCCCCGGGGCGGCAGGACGCCCGCCCCGGGGCCGGATCGGCCAGCAGAGGGCCGCGTAGGGCCAGAAACGGCCCTCCCCGGGGCTCCCCGCCCCGGCGCAGGACGGCCCCGGCGCCCGCCGGCCGGCCGAAAACCCCCGAAAACGCCGTAAAACGCCCTAGGAACGACGATCTCGGCCCGAGCCCTATGCCGCCCCGGGCCGGGGCCTGTTCAGCCGGCAGGCGCCGGCCTAGCCGGCCTGCCGGTCGGTCCTAGCGGTCCCGGCCGCCCCGCCAGACCGCCCCGGCCATCGCGTAGGCGTCGACCTGCCCGGCCCGCTGCTCGGCGCCGGCCTCGACCCGCAGGTGCAGGTGCCCGACCCGGAGCGGCTCCGCCGCCGCCCACGCGCGCCAGCGCGCGTCGCCCGCCGACCCCACGCCGTACAGCCCGCCGAACTCGTAGGCCGACCTCCACTCGAAGCGCGGCTCCGGGTTCGCCACGGTAGTCAGCTCGACGCGGCCGTCCGGCTCGAGCGTGACGAGTGCCTTGCCGCCGTGCCGCAGCACGGGCAGCTCGCGCTCGCCGACGATCTCGGCGACGCGCGGCGCCGGAGCGGCCACGCGCGGCAGCTCGTCGACCACCCGCCCGCCGCCGTCCGCCACCCCGCCGAGCAGCGCAGCCTCGAACGCCTCGGCGACCTCGCGCAGGTCCTCGCGGTGGTACTCCTCCGCGATGCGCGCCCTCTCCTTCCTCCCCGGCTCGATGGCCTTGATGTCGCGCCCGGGCAGCGCTCTCTCCTCGGCCTTCTCCTCGGCTGGCGTCGGAGGCGCCACGACCGGCGCGACCACCGCCTCCTGCTCCGCCTTGTTCCCGCGGCAGTCGCCGACGAGCGCGACGAGCCCGAGCACACCGGCCAGCCACCACCCCGCCCCGACCGTCGCCGCCAGCGCGACGAACCTCGCCGCCCACCTCTTCGCCGTAGCGTTCACTGAGCACCCCCTTGCGGCGGCTGCACGTCCGTCGAGCCGTACTTGCTCGACGCGAACTTCGTGATGGTCTTGCCAGTGATGAGCGGGACGAGCACCGCTCCGATCAGCCACGCCAGCGGCTCGGCTCCGTCCGTCGCCATGCCGAACGCCTGCCCGACGTTCATCGCCCCGAGCAGAATGACGTTCAGCACGGCGACGACGACCGACGCGATGATGACGGTCGTGTTGAAGTCGGGCATCGGCCCGGCGAAGCCGCGCGCCTCGTGAGCGGCGAGCAGCTTCCTCCAGTGCCAGACCCCGAGCGTGAGCACCCACACGGCGCCGGCGTCGAGCGCCGCGACGTAGATCGCCGCAATGACGATCCACGTGTGCGAGAACCACAGCTCGGTCGTCTGTTGCAGCAGGAACAGCGCGGCGGCGATCAGCGAGGCCACAACACTCCCGCGACCGGCCGGATCGTACTCTCCCAATAGCTCACGAACTCCTCCTCGCAGCCCTTGCCGATCCGCGTGTTGTAGTACCTCTTCCAGTACCGCGCCATCGCCGCGACGTCTCCGGCTGGCGGCAGCTTCTCGTCGACAGTGAGGTACTTGAGCCGGCAGTACGCCGCCGCGAGCCGCAGGTTCCAGCACAGCTCGGTCGGGTCCGGCGAGAACGACGCGGAGAACGAGCCGACGGCGCGGCGCAGCTGCACCTTGCCGGGCGCGTCGCCGGAGAGGAACCCGTCGCGCAGGTCGCGGAAGGTGAACGGCTCCATCTGCCACAGGCCAAGCGCGGGGCCGTTGCCGAGCTGGCGCAACCACACGAGCCCGCCGGACTCCTTCGCGGCCGTGCCCATGACGAGCTGCTCCGCCGCGAGCGTCGCGTACTGCGCGCCGAGCGTCTGCAGCGCCGGCCGCACCGCGAGCTCGAGCAGGTGCCGCGCGTTGAGGCCGCTCACCACGGCCTCCGGTCGCGCTGCGTGCGGGGCCTCGTCGGGTCGGGCGGCTGCGGCTCCTGGTGCGGCGGCTCGGTCGCCGGGGTCCAGAACGTGAACGTGCCCGAGCGGGACGACGCGCGCCACGCCACCGGGGACTCGGCCATCCTGACCGACACGACGCGCCCGCCGCCCTCGACGACGATCCACCCGGCCTCCTCGCGCGCCGTCATGTGCAGGTGCGACGAGCGCAGCCCGTCGTCGGCGCTCGCCTTCGCCGTCTCGCCCCCGGCGCGCCACGCGTCGACCATGCGGTCGTCGGTCGACGACGAGTGGTTCTCCAGCATGTAGACCTCCACGGAGCCGTCGGCGTGCCGCACGTACTCGAAGTCCTCGCTCGGGCAGAGGTCGCGAACCCACGACGCGAGCGCGAGCGCGCGGGCCGGCACCTCCGGCTCGCCGAGGTACGCGGCGAGGTCGGCGCTGTCGGCCGGCGACAGGCCGAGCGGCGCGACGCCGGGCGACAGCGCGAGCCCCGCGCTGAACACGTCGCCCTGCCACGGCGTGAGCCGGCGCTCGAAACCGACCCCGGCCGCCTGCCCGACGATGACGGAGAGGCCGACGCTCTCGGTGAAGTGGAACGTCTGCGGCCCGCCGTCGCGGTTCCTGACCCAGCCGCGCATCCCGGCCTGCGCGACGTAGGGCAGGTGGGTGACGAACGGCCCGTCACCCACGAGCACGCACGGCTCCGTGACGTCGCGGAGGTGGTGGTCGGTGACCTTCTTGCCGCTGCCGGCGCCGGCGCCGAGCGCGAGCCAGCCGACGTGCGCGCGGCAGTTGGCGAGGCACGCGGCCTCGGCCGCGCGGTGCCCGACCTTGCGGGCGAGCGCCCCGGCGAGGAACGCGGAGTAGACCATCATCGCGCGGTAGACCTCCTCGGGCGTCAGCTCCTCGCCCTCGGAGAGCGGCAGGTCGCAGAAGCCGACCCACCAATCGAGCATCCGCAGGACGCGCGCCGGGTCGCCGGTGAGGTAGGCGTGCAGCGCCTCGGCCGTCGCGCAGACGAGCGGCTTATTCTTCGACCCGCGCAGCGAGTAGTCGCTCGGGACCTCCGTGCGCCACTCGGCCGTGCGCGGCACCCTGCCGCGCGCCAGCTCGAGCAGCTCGTCGTTCATCCGGACGGCGTCGCCGCTCACCGCCTGCCCTCCAGTCGGATCAGCGCGGCCTTGATCTCGTCCATGTCGCGGTTCAGCTCGAGCTTCGTCGGGAAGAGGTTGCGCTGCCGCTCGACGTCGATCAGGTGGTCGCGAAACAGCTGCTCATCCCTGTCCAGCCGATTGACGGCCGGAGCGAGCGCCTCCGCGACGGCCGCGGCGATCATGCGCTCTTGCTGCGGCGCAATGACGTACTTGTACGAGCCCCAGATGATCGTCCACAGCATCCCGGCGACGACGCCAAGCAGGCCGAGCGCGGCGCGAACCAGCGTGATCTTCCGCACCGCCCCCTGCACGAAGTCGTTGGTGAACGCGTGGTTCTTGAACGACCACAGGCCGAGCCTGCGGCGGCTGTAGCGCATGGTCTCGCCCGTCTCCTTGTCGGTGACGTGCATCACCTCGTTCTCGTCTACCTGCTCGTCCGGTCCGATCGGTGTCATGGGTTCAGAAGCTCCAGAGTGCCGGCGTATGCCTTCCATTCCAGACTCGTGCTGTTCGTCGACAGCGTGATCGAGACCTCAAGCACCTTGCTCGTGGTCATGTCCTGCGAGAGCGTCCCAGAGTTGACCGTCAGCATCTGCACGGCCGTCGACATGGTGGTCCCGACGCCGGTCGTCAGGGTGCCGGAGAGGCCGGTGCGGCTGGATATCTCGTGCCGCATCGTCACGATCTGCGAGTTCGTCGCGCCGAGCGCGTCGAGCGAGACGACGGTCCGCGACAGGCGGCGAGTCGCGGTCGAGACGAGCGCGGAGGAGCCCATGTCGAACTCGATCACGGTCGTCCCGCCGAGCTTGACCTTGATGATGTACCCGCGACCGAACCCGGTGTTATTGAGGAACTCAGACCACAGCGTCAGGACGATCCCGCCGTTCGCGTCGAGCGTGCCCGCGGGGATCGTGTAGCTGTAGACCGCCGTCTCGGTGACCGTGTTGTTGACTGTGGTCGCGCTCGACTTGCGGTCGAGCGTCTTCGACGTGAAGGCGATGGTCGTGCAAGACAGGTCGCCGCTGGCGTTGATCCTCCACGCGGCCTCGGTGCCGTCCGACGTCGAGCAGTCGGCGGGGTTCGCCGCGAGCGCCGTCGCGGTCGGCACGGTGCCGAGCGTGCTCTCGTCGACCTCCGTGCCGCCGAGGCAGGCCGTGCAGCTGACGTCGACCACGGTGGCCTTCACCTGCCCCGCGGTCGCCCAGTCCCACGTGACGTAGGAGTTGTCGGTGACGACGCGCTCGGCGGAGAGCCCTCCGTCCGCGGTCTTGACGAGGTAGTCGGACGTCGACGGCGCGCCGCTGCCGGCCGTCGCGCAGTTCGCCCACGCGCCGCCGAGGCAGCAGCACTGCGACTGGCCGGTCCCGCCGCCGGCCGCGCACGAGCCTGTCGTCACGGCGTCGACGAGGAAGTACATGCGCGGGCTGTTCGCAGCGCAGGCGCCCATGTTGGCGTATGTGCCGCTGTCCTGTGCGGCGAGCGGGGCCGCGCAGAGCAGCGCGGCGGCGAGCAGCTTCTTCACAGGACCTCCTCGAACTCGAGCGAGAAGTTGTTCTCGTAGCCCTCGTCGGGCTGGACGTTCAACCAGTTCTCGGCGTTGCGGAGGTGACCGAACAGCGTCGTCGCCTTCGACTGCGTCGCGTCGTCGGGCAGCGTCGACACGACGAACGGCTTCATCAGGCCGTGCCGCCAGAGCACGCGGTCGAGGATCGTGTGCGCCTCCGTCTTCGTCTGGTGCCCGACGTTCACGGCGACGACGCGGCGCGTCGGCCGGCGCGAGCCGAACAGCCCGCCGCCGTAAGTGCGCCGGCGGGGCGACGGGTCCACGACGCCTGCGAGCTTGCCGTGCGAGATGTTGATGGCGGGCTGCCACACCTCGCCCATGACGACGGTTCCGATGGCCGCGTAGCCGTCGGGTGTCGGGAGCCGCTCGTTGAGCGCGCTGTAGTCGAGCGGGGACTGACTCAGGCGCAGCTGGACGTGGACCGTTGCGGGGTTGATGGTCGAGCCGATCTGGTACAGCAGGACGTTCCCCTTCCCCTCGACGACCGGCTTGTAGGTGATGCCGGAGCCGGAGAACGGCGAGTACGTCTGCCACCCCGAGTCGTTCGTGCGCGCCAGCGCGTCGCAGGCCCACACGACGGACCCGACCTGCACGTAGTTGGCGACGCTGATCTTCGTCATGTAGAGGTAGCACTCGACGTTCGCCCCGCTCGCCGTCCCGAGCGAACTGGCGTCCCACGGGAAGCAGAGCCACTGGCCCGTCGACGAGGCGATGCGGCGCGTGCCGAGGTCGGCGACCGGCACGCCGTTCTCGTAGAGCCAGCAGTTGACCGTGCAGTAGGACGTCGACGTCGGCGTGGCCTTGAGGTAGACCCAGAACGCCTGCTTGTCCGCCCCCGTCACCGGCGCGACGCTCGGCGTGGCGAAGCTGAGCCCGAGCGACCACGCGAGGTTCGAGTTCGTCGGCCCGGCGAACGTCGCGCCCGGGGTCGTCTCGCCGTTGGCGACGTCGGCGTATGTGCTGGTGGTGTTGGTGGTGGTGCCAGCGACGGTGCCGGTCGGGTTGTACCCGGTGTACCCGGCGAGGAACGTCGAGGCGTCGGTGAAGAAGCGGTACTGATCGCCGCGATAGAGGTTGTGCCTGACGAGCGCGACGGCGTTCACTGAGAATGCGCCGCCGGGCAGGCTGAAGTATGCGTAGGCGTGGCTCGGAGCCTGAGAGGTCGAGCGCCACCGCTTGCTCGGCCGCTCGGTGAGCATGTTGTTGGCGGCGTAGGACGCGGATGCCTCGGAGCCGGCGGTGACCGAGGCGCCCGGCATCGCCATGAGGTTCTCGGGGATGATGATGACGTTGCCCATCTAGGTGACCGCCTCCCTGTAGAGCGTGAGCCACGTGCCGCCGTTCTCGACGTCGTCCTCGACCGCGAGCACCACGAAGATCGCCGTGGTCGACGTCCCGAGCCGCTGCTGGTCGTCATTGTAGCTGTCGCCGTCCACGAACGACAGCGTGACGAAGTCCATGCGGTCGAGCTGCACGGCCGTCTGCCGGAAGAACGCCCTGAGGCACTGACCCTGCTGGTCGTAGAGGTCGAGCAGGCGGGACGCCTCGACGGACGCGCCGGCGTAGGTCTGCAGCCCGGTGTCGACCTGCAGCACGACTGCTCCCTTGAACACGTCGCGCGTGACCGTGTTGCGCGGGCTCGAGGTACGCCAGTCGGAGAGCAGGAACCGCCAGTTGGCGCTCGACGGCGGCGGGTCGGCCGAGACGACAGAGCCAACGATGTCGGACGTCGAGTGGACGAGGTCGTTGCGCCGGAAGCGCAGGTCGACTCCCCACGCTGGCGGGCCGACGTCGAGCACCTCGAGCGTGTCCTCCTCGATGTCGTCCTCGGTGAGGTCGAGAGAGGTCGTCTTCGCCACGGTGCCAGAGAACACGAGCGCCGTGAAGTCGCCGGTGTCGCGCGCGAACCAGCCGACCGCCCCGATGCTCCGCAGCAGGAACGACACGACCTCGTAGAGCGTCACCTCGTCGTAGCAGGCGGCGCCGCAGACGGAGCTGTTGGCCGTGTCGAGCGCGGTGAAGGCCGCCGTGTCGAGGTCGGCCGGGTCGGTGAGCGGCTGCGGGCCTCGGTTGCAGATCAAGTACCGGACGATGGCGCCGGCCGTCGTGCGGTAGGTCGACGCGTCGCCGTACCCGGTGCCGCCGGTGTTGTCGCCCTTCACGGTCATCGTCACCGGCTTGTTCGGCGCGGTCCCGAGCCTGATCCACGTGCCGTACTGCGTGACCAGCCGCTCGTAGCAGCCGGCCGCCGTCGTCGCGGCGAGGAACGAGCTCATCGACGTGTAGGTCGTGCCGGGCGCCGCGTCGTAGGCGATGACCGCCCCGCCCACGAGCACCTGCGTCGTCTCGTAGACCGAGCCGCTGTGGACCTGATAGATGAGCCGCGGCTCGTCCACGAGCACCGGCACGAAGCCCTCGCGCTGGCCGAAGACGTCGACGAGCGGCGCGCCCTCCATCTCCTCGCCGCCCTGCAGCGACGGCCGCCACGTGGCGCCGGAGATCGTGCCGTTCGCCACGGTAGAGTCGGAGTGGTAGGAGGCGGTCGAGGAGTCGGTGAGCGTTGCGCCGGTGCCGTCGTCGAATTTCCAGTAGCCGAGCAGCGACGACGTCAGCTCCGCCGCCTGCAGCTGCCTGTTCATGTAGGCGCACACCTGACCGCGGGTCCGCGCGACGTTCCAGATGCGAAGCTCGTCGAGGAAGCCGGCAAAGAACACGGTGCCGCCGTTGTTCTTCCCGAAGAACAGATTGCGCGCGGCGGTCGTCGGGTTGGTGTGCGTCCCCGAGCTCGAGACGGAGAGCACGCCGTCGATGTAGATGTAGCAGCTCGAGCCGTTGCGGACGACCGCCACGTGCTGCCGCTTGTTCAGCGTGAGCGGGTTCGACGTCGTCGTCTGGGATGCCCCGCTCTGGTAGGTCTGGAGCTTGACGCCGCCGGCCGTCCCGAGGCGGATGTTCCAGCCGTCGACCGTCGAGTTGCCGCGCGACACGATGGTCGCCTCCGAGCCCGGATACGCCTCGACGTAGATCCAAAACTCGACGGTGAAGGCCCCCGAGGTGAAGTCGTACGTCGCCTCGCTGCCGCAGTCGACGTAGTCGTTGACGCCGTCGAAATACAGCCAGTAGGTACCGCCGCAGAGCTTGCGGTCTTGGATCGGGTACTCGAGCCGCGTGTCCTTGTTGGCGAGCTTGAGCGCGACCTCGTCGATGCCGACCATCGCCGCGCCCTCGACGGTGCCGTTGAACACCACGGCGAAGTCGGAGTACGCGACCCACCCGTAGACCGGCGAGTAGCCGCCGTGCCGGATCACGACCTGCCGCTGATCGAACGAGTAGAGCCGCATGTAGTCGAGGTCGCCCTGATCCTGCAGCAGGACGATGGAGCCGCCGTCGCGCGCCGGCAACATCCCGCCGAGCGTGCCAAGCGACTCGACGGTCGCCGAGAAGCTGTAGCCGTCGGCCATGCGCGGGTCGTACTGCTGCGCCGCCGGCGAGTCGGTGAGCGCCGTCCCGTACTCGCTCGTCGAGAAGTAGAGCGTGCCGGTCGTCCCGTTCACCGTGTCGTAGTACGACACCTCGGCGAGCCACACGTGCTCGGACAGCGGGTCGGAGAGGAGCTGCGCGTAGGTCGCGCTCACGACTTGCGCTCCCCCGCCGAGCGGCCGCCTGCGTACCCGGCGTAAGACAGCTTCGGCTTGCGGTACCTGTCGCTGGCCTGCAGCTTCGCGGCGCGTGCCTGCTGAGCGGCGATGACCTGCAGGTGCCGGTTCGTCTCGGCGAGCGGCTGGCCGACGCCGTTCGCGTTCGTGAGCGACGGGGAGGCGGCGTTGGCCGCGAAGTTGCCAGTGGACGGCGGCGTATTGCCGCCGGGCGACCAGCCCATCGGGTGCCAGCCCCACTCGGGACCGTAGTAGACGAGGCCGGCGTGCGGGTTGGCACCGCCGCCGGTGCCGGCCGTGCCCCCCTGCAGCAGGTACATGTTCTGCAGGATCTCCGCGATGGTGTCGAGCCGCTCCTCCATCGGGCGGAACTGCGTCGGCACCGAGTCGAGGATTGACTGCACGCCGCCGAGGATGTCGCTCATGTCGGTGTTGATGCCCTCGAAGATCTGAGCGTAGCCGGCGCTCGCCGTGCCGAACATCTGCGCGGCGAGGTCGAGGTAGGTCTGCGCCGCGTTCGGCAACGCCTCGATGGCGTCGAGGTTGCCGGCCTGCGCGAGCGCGAGGAGGCGCTGGTACTCGGCCTGCGCCGTGTTGTACTGCTGCTCGATGCTGTAGGGCGACGACTCCGACGTCTGCAGCCCGCGCAGGAAGTCGGTGTAGGTCTGCACGATGGAGCGCAGTCGGTCGAGCGCCCTCGTGAGGTTGTTGAGCGCCTCGTCGCGCGCATCGTTCACGCCCGAGTTCTGGTCGCGCGGCGGAGGCGGCGGAGGCGGCGGAGGCGGCGGGCCGGCGTTCGTCGCGCGGTCGATCAGGTCGTTGAGGTACGCGTACTGCTCGTCGGTCAGGCGCTTCATCAGGTAGTACTGCTCGACGGCGAGCTTGAACTCGGCGAGCTTGAACTCCCACTCGAGCTGCGCGAGCACCTGCCGGATCTGCGCGCTCTCCTCGTCGAAGCCGAGCGCGTCGGTGAAGTAGAGCGCCATGCTCGCCACGTCGCTGAGCGCCTGATTCCTGAGCTCTCGCTGGATCTGCTGCGACCGCTGCACGGCGGCGGTGAACTCCTCGATGCTGATCTCCCCGGCGTCGAACTGCCGCTGCAGCTCGACGTTCGAGGCGTAGAAGTCGGCGGCCTGCTGCTGCATCTGCGCGAAGCGGTCGCGCACGGCCTCCATCGGCAGGCCCATCTGGTCGATCAGGTTCTCGCGCAGGCGGGCCGTCGCGGCCACCCGCGCCGCGATGAGCGCCTTCTCCCCGCCGGCCGCCTCGCCGGCCGCCTGCGCCTGCGCGGCGAACGCCGCGGCGAGCTCGGCGAGCGCCCGCTGGTAGTTGGAGAGCCCGTCGAGGCGCATCTGTTCGATGAACTCCGCGAACGACCGCGCCCGCTGCTCGGCCTCGCTCGGCCCGGAGTCGACGTTGACGTTGCCGCCCCCTCCGCCTTGACCGCGCGGCAGGCGGATCTCGCCCATGTTGATCGGCTTGATCTGATCGAGCGCGGCCATCGCCTGATTGATGGCCTCGAGCTGCGCCTGCAAGAGCGTGATTGACGCCTGCCCTGCCGCGTAGCGGACGTCGACCTCGTACTGCGCGATGTCGGCGCTCTGCTGCGCGAAGTCGCGCTCGGCCTCGAGCTGCCACTTGTCGAGCTCGTACTTCGTGTTCGTGATGTCGACCCGCGCCTTGAGCACCTCGATGTCGTGCTCGATCTCGGCCTTCTTCATCGCCATGTTCGCCTTGCTCACGGCGAGCTGCGCGTTGAAGTAGGTCGCCTGCCGCTGGCGCTCCGCGAGCTGCTCGGCGGCCGTGGCCTGATGTCCGGTGATCTGGTCGCGGATCGACTGGAGCTGCTGGACGGTCCACCGCGCGGCGACGGACTGCGCGTCGCTCATCGCCACACCCATCTCATGCAGCTTCGACGCGAGCTGCTCGGACTGCGCCGGCAGGTCGCGGAGCTGGAGCTCGATCTCGGTCAGGCCGGAGAGCCCGTCGACGATCTCCGACACGGAGCGCACGGCGTCGGCGAACGCCTGCGGCCCCTTCTTGGCGTCGAAGTTGTCGATCACCTGCTGCACGATGGGGTCCATCTGGTTCTTGAGGTTCTCGGCGCTGAACAGCCGCTTCATCGCTGCGACGATGGCCTCGTCGACCGTCTTGAAGGTGCCGACGAGCACGCCGTCCACGAGCGCCTGAAACCCCTTCTTGTCGTTGCGGACGGCGATGGCGGCCTTGTGCGCGCCCTCGAGCAGGGTGCCGGTGGCCGACTGGACCTCCTCGAGCAGCTGCTTGAACGCGTCCGCGATCTTGCCGCCGGTCTCCATGAGCTTCCCGCCGACCGTCATCGAGTCGCTGCCGGAGTTGTACTGGACGGTCGTGTTGTACCGCACCGCGTCGCGCCGGTCGCTCTGGTGCTTCACGATGGCGACGGCGGCCGCCGCGATGGCGACCCACGCGCCGAGCGCCACGGTGCCCGAGGAGAGCCCGGTGCCGGCGCCGCCCCCGCCGCCGAACAGAGAGCTCAGGAAGCCTCCGCCGCCTCCGCCGCCTCCCGCCGCCCCTGCGTTCCGCGCCGCGGCCTCCTTAGCGGCGTTGGCGAGCCGCACGGCGAGCTCCTTCGCCAGCGCGACCAGCATCCGCGACAGGTACTCGGAGACGGCGTTGATGAACGCGCCCTTGAGCGCGTCCCCGAACTGCTCGGCGGCGTCCTTGCTGCCGGAGAGGAACGCCGCGATGCCGTAGGAGAAGGCGCCGGTGACGCTCTGCTCGAGGTTCGACTTGAGGTCGGCGAGCGCCTGCTCCGAGGCGGTCTTCGGGATCTCCACGTGCTCGATGGTCATGGTCGCCTTGACCTCGGGCGCCTTGATCTCGCGCATCTTGTCGAGCGCTCCGGCCGTGTCGATGGCCTGCAGCTCGACGTCGCGCAGCTTCTCGCCCACGCCGGCCCACTCGCCGGTGAGGCGGGCGATCATGGCCGGCTGCTCGGAGACGGGGATCTTGAGAACGACGAACGCCTCCTTGAGCAGGGCGACGTCGTCAGCCATCTTGCGAGCAGCGGCCGAGAACGGATTGGCCTTGTCGACGATGGCCTGCAGCTTCGCCGCGTACTCCTCGGCCGCGCGCTTGGCCGCCTCGATCTCCTCCTTCGTCTTCGGCTTGATGAACGGCTGCTCCTCCTTCACGTGCCGGCCGTTGTCGCCCACGAGCTTGAGCGAGAGCGACAGAGCGTCTGCGGCCAGCTTCGCCTCGTGGATGTTGTTCAGCTCCTTGAGGAACGCGCTGCTCGGGGTGAGCAGGTTCGCCATCGAGAACTTGCCCGACCCAAGGACCTTGGCGAGCGCGCCGATGACCTCGGTCGCGGCGGAGAGGTCGGGGATGAGTCCGGCGCCGAGCACCTCCTTGAGGTTGCCGACCTGTGCGTTGAATTGCTTGAGCCCGCCGGCGCCGGTGAGCGCCGCCTTCTCCGCCTCGCCGCCGATCTTGTCGTTGAGCATCCCCACGAGGAGCGACACCGACTTCGCGCCCTGCCCGCTCGAGTTCCACGCGTCGACCATGTCCTGCTGCTGCTGCGTCAGCGTGACGCCGACCTCCTTTAGGGCGCGCATCGCCTCGCCCGGGACGAGCAGCGCCTTGCCGAACGACGTGGCGGCGCTCACAGCGTCCTGCCCGGTCGCCTCCGCGAAGTCGAGGGTGGCCTTCGTGACTGCCTCGATGTTCGTCGAGTCGATCTCGTCGAAGCGAAGAAGGACGGCCTGCGCCTTCTGGATGGCGTCGTCCTCGAACGCGGTCACCGACTCGAGCTTCGACGCCATGCTGACGAGGTCGGCCGTCGTGAGCTTGAACGCGGAGCCCCTGCGCTCCACGGCGGAGGCGAGCCGGCGCTCGGCGTCCTCGGCCTCGAGCGCGGCGTGAGCGAAATCGGTGACGGCCGACTTGAGCACCGCGAACGCGGCTGCGGCGCCGAACGCGGCACCCATGAGCCCGGAGAGCCCGCCCTTCGCGCTGCCGGCGGCGGCGTCCGCCTCGCGCTGCGCTAGCGCTGCCGCCTGATTCGCGGCGATGAGCTGGTCGAGCTGCGCGACCTGCGCGGCGATGGCGCGCCCGCGCATCGTGTTCGCCGCGACGCCGGCCTCGGCCAGCACGGACTCGATCTTGAGCTGAAGGTTGTACTGCTTCACCGCGTCGCTGCCGGCGGCGTAGGCCCGGGCGAGCCCGGTCTGCTCGCGGAGCATGGAGCGGAGGCTGACCTCGACGTTGCGCGCCGCCACGTTCGACGACGTGAAGGCCGAGGTCAGCATGTTGGTCGCCGCGTTGGAGCGAGCGGCGGCGGCGGAGAGCTTGTCGAGGGAGACGGAAGCGGCGGTCGACCCGACCACGGCGCCGGAGGGGTCGACCTTCACGTGCAGTACGGCGTCCGCCATCTCGTCCCCCTCGGCTACTTGATGTCGGGCGGCTTAGTGGCCGCCTGACGCGAATGGTAGAACGCGAGCTCGTTCGTGTCGAGCGCGACGCAGTACTCCTTCGCCTCCTGCCACAGGTACTCCGGCAGGCCGACGAGCCGGAAGTACGAGAGCATCTCCGTCACCGGGATCAGCCCCGGCCCTGCGAGTCCGACCGGGCGACAGGTCCGCAGGTCTCTGAACGCCTTCATGGCCCACTGCAGTCGGTCTGGCAGCACCGGCGCGTCGTCCAGCACCGGGACCGGGAAGCCCTCCTCCGCCTTCGCCAGCAGCATCGCCCTGTTGGCGTCGGTGAAGGAGTGCATCCAGTTCAGCTCCCACTGCAGGGCCTCGATCAGTTTCCCGCGTTGGCCTCGACCTGCTCGCGGTGGTAGTTCTCGCGCTCGGACGAGAACTCGAGGATGGCGTTCCCGAGCCCGCGCACCGACTTGAGCACGGTCACGAAGTTCTCCTCCGTGAACTCGAGCGGCGTGGCGCCGTCGGACGTGATGCTCGACCAGCCGAGCACGATGGAGCCGAACATGGCGCGGGCGCCGATCTCCTCGGCAACCTCGGGCGGCAGCTTCTTGATGTAGTTACCGCGCTGGTCCTTCTTCTTGAGCTCGGGGCGCGCGAGGCGCGCCTGATCCTCGAGCCGCGCCAGCCGGCGCGAGAAGTCCTCGCGGCCGATGAACGCCACGGTGAACGTGCCGCCGTCCTCGAAGTGGAACGGCTCGCCCGAGTCCTCGCGCTCCTGCTTCGCCTTGATCTCGCTGATGTTCAGGATCTTTGCGGTCTGCGACATGGATTGCCTCCAGTAGATGGCTGCGTGCTGCGTTGTATGAAAAAGAGCCGGCGGCGAGGAGGGGGATGGACCCCGCCGCCGGCGATGCGTGCCGCAGGTCTTAGGTCGTGCTGATCTTGTCGATCTGAATCTGGTAGCTGTTCGACCCCTTGTAGGCGGTGAACGGCAGCTTGACCATCGACTGACCGTTCAGCGCGCCCGCCTCGGGGATTCCGCCGCTGTACTTGTAGGCGGGGATCGTGAGGATGTAGTAGTACGGGCTCGACCCGTTCTTGATGACGAACGAGCAGCTCGTCTCCGTGAAGTCGATGTACTTGTCGATGATGGTGCCCGAGGTGCTGGCGAGGTAGAGCGACAGCTCGCCGGTCAGGTCCATCTGGCCGTAGGTGATGTCGGGCGGCGTGAGATTGGCGACCGCGTCGATCATGGAGAGGTTGTTCTTCGCCATGAGCTTGATCTCGCTGACGTACTCGGTCAGCGCGGCGTTGCCCTCGTTGAGCCCGATGATGTCCTCGGTGGTGTTGAAGGCGCTGTTCGAGTTCGCGGCGGTGACCGCGTTCGCGTAGGCGCTGCCGGCGCGGTCGAAGCTCTTGCCCATCCACGTGAAGTTCGCCGTCACCAGCGCCTTCGCGGCGATGGTCAGCGTCCAGTCGTTGAGGCGCATCCCGGTGAAGATGAAGTACTGATTGACGTCGGTGTGCGCCTGCTCCCACGAGAACGAGCGCCCGGTCGTGCCGTTGCGGAGCATCCCGGCGTTCTTGATCGTGACGGACGGCCCGGCGGCCTCCGTGGTGAGGTTCGGGCTCGCCGTGTAGGCGCCGGTCGTGATGTCGACCTTCGCGGCGAGCAGGAGCTTGCCGGCGGTGACGGTGCCGAGCTTGAACAGCCCGTTGTTCGCGGCGGTGGCGAAGCCGGAGACGAGCACCCACATGCCGGAGACGAAGCCGGCCGCGACGAAGCCGGAGCTCGCGTCGTTGAAGGAGTCGTCGCCGGTGGCGGCGTCGATGTCGGTCTGCGAGGTGACGGCCGCGGCGCTCGTCCACGTGCCGCAGAAGCACGCCTGCAGGAGGTCGTCGAACTGCCCGTAGGCGAACTCGACGTCCATCGTCCCCTCGGCGCGCTGGCCGGTGCGGAAGATGCCCTGCGTCATGCGGTCGCTGCGGACCGCCTTCGAGGTCACGGTGTCGGTCTTGCCGTCGAGCGTGCCTCCGGTGCGGAGGACCTCGACCATCGTCGGGGTGCTCGGCGTGGTGCCGAACGTCACCTCGGCGATGTAGCGCCACGAGACGCTGTTGGATGCGGACATTGTTGACTCCTTCGCCGAGTTGGCGCGTCGCTGCTGCTAGTTGGCCTTCTTACCCTTCTTGCCCTTGTGCTGCTCGACCGCCTCGACCACGGCGGTCGGCGGCAACCACGCGCCCGGCTTCCCGCCCTCAGCGGGGATGAGCGGCGTGTGCTCGGTCTTCGGACCCTCGCCAGCGGCGAACGACTGCATGGCCTCGACGTCCTCGAGCGGCTTGTACGTCGGGCAGGCGGCCCGGGCCTCCTCGAGCGTCGCCGGCCGAGCCGCGCCCTGCGCCACCGCCGCCTCGCCCACGGCGTCGGCGACGTCGGCGAACTCGCCGGCCGAGATCTGCAGAGGGACCTTCATCCAGTCCTCGTCGATGGTGATGGGCGCCAGCGTCTCGATGAGCATCTCAGCGTTCCTCCGTCGTCGCTCTATGGTAGTCGCGCGGGGCGCTCGTGTCGAGAAGGCTCACGCCGACTCCTCGCGGTAGTACGGCAGCAGCACAGTCCACCGGGCGAACTTGCCGTCCGGCGACGGCCCCATCGGGGTGCCGCGCCGCATGAAGCTCACGCCGCCCGACGAGTAGCCGGCGAAGGCGGCGATGAGCGCGTCGCAGTTCTGGTTCCCGGCCTCGTCGCCCTCGCCGGTCGGCCGGTAGACCTCGACGAGCAGCGTGGCGTAGTGCCGGAAGCGGCGCGTCGGCGAGGCGACGGCGACGAACTCCGACTCGCCGTCCTCGATGCGCGGCCGGATGAACGGCACGCCCTCCTGCACGGCGTAAGTGCCGAGGTTGAACCCGTCCCACGCGATTGCTGTCGTCGATCCCCACGACGAGGCGAGCCTCTGGCGGATGACGTCGCGCTCGGTCTCGAAGCTCACTCGCCACCGCCTGCGAACTGCGAGCGCACGTTGGCGATGACCGCCTCGACGAAGTGCGCCTTGTTCGGGTGCAGCTCGTTCACGTGCCCCGAGTACTTGACGTTGTTGACGACGTAGGTGGGCGTCCCGAGCGGGAGCTCGGAGAGGCGCTGCATCCCCTCGGACGCCTCGCGCACGTGCGCGACGCCCGCCGCGCCCATGCCGCGAGACTCGTCCTTGAGCCCCTCGGGCGGCTCGTAGGACGGAGAGTCGCCGACGCCGACGACCCACCCCGCGCGCATCCTGCCGGTGTCGACCGGGTTGCCGAGGATGAAGCCGCGGAGTAGCTGCAGCGTGACCTTCGCCTGCAGGAGCTTTGCCTGTCGCTCCGTGCTCTGCTTGAACTCGCGCAGCGACAGCGAGAACGCGTGGAAGTCCGCGCTCAAGGCTCGACCTCCAGCACGTAGACGAGGTTGACGCCCTGCGTTCCGACGAGCTTGCGGTTGATGACCCTGCGCCGGGCGGAGGCGGAGTCGGCGGCGGCGAGGATCACGACGTCGCCCGCTTCCGGCGGGGTGGCGAGGTCCGACGCGGCGATGATGACCTTCTCGCCCGGGAGCCTGACCAGCGTGCCGTCGATGAACTTCGACTCGCGGCCGGAGACGACGGCGCGGAGCGCCGTGTCGGCGTTCGTCGCCGTGGCGACGCCCGTCGAGGTGTTGATCGAGTGCGTGACGCGCCGGTAGATGACGGACTGACCCTCGCCGTTCACCACCTGCTTCGCCAGCGAGGCGACGAGCCCTGCGGGGACGAAGCTCATCGGTAGGTCGGCACCACGCCGGCGGCGAACGGGTAGGCCACGCGCGCCACCAGCGAGTCGATGTACGGGAACGTCCTGCCGGCGACGGCCGAGGCCGAGAACGCCACGGAGATGACGTCGACGGTGACGGACGAGATCGCGCCGCCGCGCGCGAGCACCTCGTTGAGGCCCTCGAGCGCGTGAGCCGCCGCCGCCTCGCACTGCGCGTCGACGATGCAGCCCGGCACCTCGTCGGGGTCGATGTCCCGCCCCTCGCTGTCCTCGGCCCCGTCGCGCGGCCACGAGAGCTCCTGCGTGACGTCGGAGATGACGCCCGGCCACTCGTACCGGGCGTTGAGCCACTGGCAGGCGTACAGCAGCGCGGCCTCCTTGACCGCGGTGCTGTACGCCGCCCACGTGGTGTTGTTGCGCGCCGAGAAGTAGGCGTCGGCGTTGGCGACGCTCACGTAGGAGTTCGCGTTGGCGACGATGCTTCCGTCCTCGACGATGACGGCCACGGCCTAGACGTCCCCGAAGTAGTGCCAGAACACGGTGACGGTGCCGGTCACGGCGAGCGTGTCGCTCGCGCTCGAGTCGGCGTCCGGCACGGCGAAGTTCAGGAACGCCTTGACGGCCGTGCTGTGGCCGTCGAACACGGCGGGCGTGGTTGAGACGCCGACCACCGCTGCGTTCGCCCCGCCGGTGAGCGTGCCGGCGGTCGACGGGATGATGTCAGCCTCGGTCGAGGTCAGCGTGGCGTTGGTGTTCGCCACGGTGACGGTGCCGACCGACTGCACGACCGCGGCGCCGTCCGCGATGCCGCCGGAGCCGGCGGTCGTGGCGAGCGCCATCGTCGCGCCGATGATCTGGATGAGCCCGACCGGGAAGTCGCAGAGCTGCACGGAGCCATGGCACCCGTTCGCGCCGGCGTCGGTCATGGTGACCGAGTGCCCCGTCAGGGTGAACACGGTCTTGCGGAGGACCGGCCCGCCGGTCTCGGCCGCGCTGACCGTCGCGGCCACTGCGGCCGGCACCCTCGCGGCGCTGCCGGCGACCGGGAGGGAGTCGAGGTCAAACTCGGCGTCCTTCTTCCAGTTCGGCCGCGCCGTGTCGGTGATGTATCCCTGCACCTTCCGCTGCGTCGCCATCGGACCCCTCCCGTCCTCACGCCCTTCGGCGAACGAGGACCCTGCCGTCTTGACTGAGCCGGCGGCACCACTCTACCCACTTGACGCCGAGCGAGTGCCAGCCGAGGAAGTTCGCCAGCACGACCACCTGCGTGATCGGCCAAGCGAACGCGGTGAACACGAAGCGGTTGAGGTACCACCGGCGCTTCACGACGAAGTTCCTGTCGATCTGCGCCCGGGCCTCCTGCCGCGCCGCCCTGCGGAACTTCTTGATGGTCGAGCCCCGCACGGCGGTCCTACGCCTTGCCCTTCTTGCCGCCCTTCTTCTGCGCGCCGCCGACCGGGCCGATGACCACGGGGGCGAGCATCTCCGCCGCTCCGCCGACCTGCGGGACCTCGCCGACCGGGGCGACCGGCGGCTGCGAGCCGACCTGCGCCACGAGCTCCGCGCTCGGGACGAACGGCGGCAGCGGGACCTCCACGAGCGCGATGGGCGCTCCGTTCGCGTCGACCTTAATCTCGGGGACCGGGATCGGCTGCACGTCGAGCGCGTACTCGTACCGCCCCATCGCCACCATCTCCCGCGCGTCGACCGGGTGGCGCTGGCTGCGCTCGCCGGTCTCCTTGTCGATCACGATGCAGGGGATGCGCTTGTTGCCGACCACTCTCGTCATGGTGTTCGCGTCCATGCTCTAGCTCCTGTTCTGGCTGCTCTGTCTGACAAGAAGCCGGCGCCCCCTAGAGGGCGCCGGCGCTCACTGCGTTGTCGCGCCGGGCGCCCGCGTCAGCGGGGCGACAGGAACGCGCTGTAGTTGATGCCGGTGGCGATGGTGCCCGCGATGCGCGTGTAGAGGCGCGCGTAGCGGTAGATGGTGTCCGCGAACTCGTTGCGGACGGGGACGATGTAGCGCCCGGTGCCGCTGTCGGCGCTCGAGCCGTTGACGCTCGAGTCGCCGAGCTTCAACACGATGGCGCAGACGTTGCCGGAGGCGAAGGTCGCCGAGTCCGAGAGCTGGAACTCGATCTCGTACTTCTCGTTCGAGGAGTCGACCTCGATGGCGGTGACGTCGACGACGAGGTTGGCCTCGTAGTACGACTCGCCGAGGTCGAGGATCTTGTCGGCGGCGTCGACCTGCGCGGCCGCCGAGGCAGCGACGAGGCCGGCGTCCTTCATCTCCAGCAGCGCGTCGAACATGATGTTGCGGATCTGGGTCATAGTGTTCTCCTGATCGGTGTCAGTTGGTTGATGTGATCGTCTGTCCGGTCAGGATCAGGCGACGACGGGCGCGTCGGCGATGCTCCACAGGCGGGCAGCGGCGCGGCCGTGGTAGCAGGCGAGGCCGGCGTAGTGCTCGACGCGGAGACGGAGGACGGGCTTGGTGTCGAGCTCGCCGAGGTCGCGGACGTCCATGTCGCCGTTCTGGATGCCGTTGAGGCGGCCGGAGGCGAACGAGACGCAGTAGATCGAGGTGCCGGTCGCCGTGCCGCTGGTGCAAGCCTCGGTGAAGGGCAGGGCCTCGGTCGACCCGTTGTTGGTGGTCAGGATCGGCAGGTCGTTGTACCGCGTGACGGTCTGGCCGAACTGATCCTTGCTGTAGGTGATGAACCCGCCGACCGAGGTGCTGCGCGCGGCCGTGGTCAGGCGCCGACGCATGGCCTTGGACATGATGAGGTGCGTCGGCATGTCCACGGCGTCGATGAGCTCGTCGAGCTTCGCCAGCGAGAGCGCGGAGCCGTTGGCGGTCGAGCCAGCGGCGATCTTCTGAGCGCCGGTGAGCCGAACCTGCAGGCCGTCGAACTCGCGCGGGTCGCTCGAGGAGTCGCCCTTGATGAGCTTCTGCGCCCACGCGTCGGCGATGGCCTTGATCTTCATGGACGTCTGCTGAGCGCGGGCGCCCTGACCCTGCGTGGCGACGATGAACTTGTCGACGTCGATGTCGCCGCCGATGATGGCGACGGCGTCGACCATCGGGTTCAGGATGCCGGTCGACTCCGTGTACGACTCGTTGACGCCACGGAAGGCGACGCCGGGCAGCACGCCCTCCTGCGTGTACTTGACGGCCCCGCCGGGGATCGTCTCGAACGGCAGCGCGGCGAGGATCTCGCTCTGCCGGGCGAACATCTCGATGGTCGCCTGACGGATGACGTCTGCGCTGTACTTCTTGGATGCCTCGACGAGCGTCAAAGCCATTGTTGAAACCTCCTGCTGCTAGTTTGCCTTCGGGACGGCGAAGGCGCGTGAGAGGCGCTCCTCGGCGGGGAGGGTGGAGATGTCGACGCCGTCCGCGCCGCCAGTGCTTCCGCCCGGTGCGTCCCCGCCGCTGACGTTCATCGGCTTCTTCCACTTCTTGTAGTTCGGGTGGCTGGTGACGACGACCTCCAGCGCCTCGTCGAAGTCCGCCAGCTTGCCCGGGTCCTTCTTGCTGTAGATCTTGTCCTTCTTCGACTGCGGGTCGCGGAACGCGACCACGTTGTCGCCGTCGACCTCGAAGTGCGGGCCGAACATGGCCTCGATGGCGTCCGGGGTGAGGTAGAGGCCCTGAGCCAGCGGCGTCTTGCTGAACTTGCTCGAGATGAGCACGGTGCGGAGCTTGCCCGAGAGCTCGCTGACCTTCGCCTCGAGCGCCGCCTTCTCCTGCGCGCTCGCCTCGGTGTGGGTCTTGAGCCGGTTGGCGATGACGTCGTCGAGCTTGCCGGCCTCGGCCAGCGTCTTCTCGTCGAGGTTGACCGCCAGCTTGAGCTTCTTCTCGGCCTCGACGAGCTGCTCCTCGGTCGATCCGAACCTGCGCAGCCGCGCAGTCAGCTTCTCGTTCTCCGCCTTCGCCTCGTCGCGCTCCTTGCGGATCGTGCCGAACGTCGCGTGGACCTGCGGGCCGTCGATGGGGAGCTCCTTTCCGTCGTCCATCACGTAGACGGGGACCCCGTTCTCGAGTACCGCGTGCCCTGCCTCGTCCATCTTGAGCTTCGCCATGTTCGCTGCTCCTCTGGTTCCGGCGTCTCGCCGGTCGCGGCGTCTCGCCGCTGCCTGCTGTGATGGGTCGGGCGTCTCGCCCGCTGCTGCGAAGTGTACTCGGTTCCCGTCGCCCGTCAAGCGCCGGTCAGTCCTCCCACACGGCGACGACCGCCGAGCCCTGATAGCCGGCGACCAGCGCCTCGAGGAACTTCATGCCGTCGGTCGGGAACACCATGTCGTCGTCGAAGCATCCCACGGGCTGCTGCGCGACGTCCTGCACGAACTCGTTGCCGTCGGCGACCGCCTTGCCGTCGGCGTCGAGCGACACGGTTCCGAGCAGCTCGCGCGGCTCGGCGCGGACGAAATAGAACGCCACCTTCCTCATCTCTGTGACCTCACTCTCCAAGAACGCCGCGCATCTGGAACATGTCAACGAGCTTCTGGTAGTCCCTGCGACGAACGATGTCGGCCAGCGCCGCGATGCGGCGCTCGGCGTAGTCCTTCGCCTTCTTCGACAGGTTCGGATTGCTGCGAATCATCTCGACCAGCGACGGATTCTCGAGCCTGCCGAGCCACAGCGTTCGCTCCTCTTCGGTCAGCACCGCCTTGATGGCGGATTGATGCTGAGGGACGCCGAGCTTCTTGAGCAGCGGGTTCTCCCACCACCGTGCGGAGACGTCGAACCGGATGCGGCCGCCGGGAGCCAGCATGGTCAGGCCGTTGTCGATGGCGAACAGCTTGCCGCTCGGGTCGACCATAAGGTTGCCGCCGTGCCGATCGGCGTTCCCGACGATGAGGTCGAAGAACGAGAGGTCGAGCTTCTGCCGGCGCGCGACCCTCTCCGTCAGAACTCGCGGAGCCCTGCCCCAGACCTCGGCGAACATCCCCGAGCTGAGCTGCACGGTGCCGTCCACCCCGTTGATGGTGCGACGCGCAGTGGGCGGCACGAGGTCGAGCCCGAGCGCGTTGTTGATCTCGTGCGCCAGAACCTCGCGGTCTGCCTGCGTTCCTCCGGCGCCCCTGAGGAATCGAGCGGCGTGCCCGCCTTTGTCGACCGCCGGCTTCCAGTACCCGGTGATCGCTGAGCCGTCGGAAGCCTCGAGCGTCACGCGGCGCACGTCGTTGAGCGAGCCCGGCAGCGCCTTCGCGTCCACGATGCGCCCGCTCGACAGGTCCGTGTAGACCGGCGCCGAGGACGACTGCGCCGGCGCCGCCGCCGCGAGCTCCGCCGCCTTCTTCTCCGCCGCCTTGAGCGCACGCCGCGCCGCCGCCTCGCGCTTCTTCGCCTCCTTGAGCTGCGCCTCGAGCGCCGCCTTCTCCTGCGCCCGGCGCGCGTCGTCCGCCGCCTTCGCCGCGGCACGCGCGAGCTCCGCCTGCGCCGCCTTGTGCTCCGCCACGACGCGCTCGGCCGCGCGGAAGCCGGGGTCCGCCGCGCGCAGCTGCTCGAGCGTGAGGAAGTCGCCCTTAGCGTTGAAGAGGTCCTTGAACTTGATCTCGCCGGCCATGAACGCCGCCGCCCGCTTCTTGCCGAGCACCTCCTCGACGAGCCCGAGCCGGCCCTGATCGCGCATGTGGCCGAGCCACTCCCCGAAGTTCTGCGTGCTCGGCACCATGCCGTCGAGCGCCGCGCGCTGCTCGCCGGTGACCTCGCGGGCGTCGATGCCGAGCTCCTTCCACGTGGCGAGGACCGGCACGGACGTCGAGCGGCAGTTCCAGTGCAGCGCGCCGGGGCCGTCGCCCCACGGAACGCTGTGGCCGCGCGGCTCGTAGTCGAGCGTGTACTCGAGCCCGTCGCGGATCTGGCACTGGGGCGTCGTGCGGTCGTCGAGTGTCGACACCCACTGCACGCCCTTGACGAGGTCGTCGTTGGCCTTCCACGTGGCCTCGCGGGCGCTGTTCGCCACGGACGAGACGGCGGTGCGGACCACGGCCTCCGCGTTGCGCCGGCGGATGGCGAGCACGCCGTCCTTGAAGCCGTTCGCCTTCGTGCCGCGCAGTCGGCGCACGATGTCGCCGATGGCCTCGCCCTGCAGGAGTCCCTGACGCACGGCGCCACGGACGGCGTGGAAGGTGTCCTCGCCGAGCTTCGCCGCCCAGTCCTTGAGCAGCGCGCCCTGAAACGGCTGCTTGTTGACGATGGCGCTGAGCAGAGGCCCTTCGGCGACGCCGACGCCGAGCTCGACGCCGACGCCGGCGAGCTCGCCAGCCACGGCGTCAGCGGCCCAACCCGCCTCGTGCTTCGCCACGCCGAACAGGGACGAGCGCATCTGCGCGCCGAGCTCGCGGTGCGCGGCGCGCACGACGGCGCGCACCTCCTTGAGGTTCGCCTCGAGGCGGCGCAGCGTGAAGGGCGACGAGTCGAAGCCGCGCTCGGCGATCCACGCCATGCGCCGCTCGATCTGCTTCTGGACGTCAGCCTCGGCCGCGAGGAGCAGCTCGCGCGTGCGGCGCACCTCCTCGTTCGCCAGCCGCTTGAGGTACAGCTCGTGGCGGACGACGCGGTCGCGGAGCGACTGGTTGAGGTTCGGCACGCCGGGCGCCTACGGCTGCGGGAGCAGCCCCTCCCCGGTCCACTTCGGGAGCTGGCAGGTGTCGGACGAGAGCTTCGCGTCGACCTCGGCGTACTGCACCTTGACGAGCAGCAGCGGCGGGGTGTCGGGCTCGATCTGCAGCGTGATCGACGACACGATGCCGGCCTTCACGACGTCGACGACGGCCCCGGACTCGTCGCTCACGAGGAGCTTGACGTCGCCCGGAGCCTCGCCGCTGCCGACCACGAGGCGGATCACCTCTTCGGCGCCTCTGCCGGCTGGTCGGACGCGGGGTCGGCGCCCGTGTCGGGCGGCACGCCATCCTGCGCGTTCACCGCGTCGGCGAGGCCGGTCTCCGGCGCCTTCGGCCCGTCCTCGGCGATGCGCTCCTCCTCCTCCTCGAACGTGACGCCGTCGCCCACGATCTCGGCGGCCTGCATCGCCTTGAACAGCGACTCGTTCGACAGGCGGCCCATGACGTTGAGGTCCTTCGCCACCTTCACGGCCTCGATGTTCTTCGTGATCGGCACGAAGCGCCGGTTGAGCTGCACACCGCCCCACCCCTTGTCGGCGTCGGGCGTGACGTCGCCGAGGTAGATCGCGGTGAAGCGCAGCAGGCGGTTGAACGAGTCCTGCCAGCCGAGCACCGCTGCCTCGAGCCGCGACGACGACTTCGCCGAGCGGATCGCCTCGCCGGTCGCCGTGAGGTTCCCGCTCGCCTGCGTCGAGAGCGGCTCGGACGCCATCTCGCGCGCCGCGTCCTCCATCGAGTCGAGCTCCACGCGCAGCGACGCCCACGCGGTGCCGGTGGGCTCGACGAACTCGACGTGCGCCTGAGGGTCCGAGCTCACCATGAGGCGGTTCGGCCCGAGGCCGACCGGCTTCTTCGTCGCCGGGTCGATCTGACCGCCGGCCCAGTGCAGGAACGGGAAGCCGACCGCGTGCTGCGCGTTGTCGAGCGAGGACATCTTGCGGCAGTGCGCCACGGTGAGGTGCGCGAGGTCGAGCAGCGGCGGCCGCGCCTCGAACGGGGCGGCGAGCAGGAACGGGAAGTTGACCAGCGGGATCTCGACCTGCGGCTTCATGCTGCCGGCCGCGACGCGCGCCCACTCCTCCTCGGGCTTGTCCTTGTCCGCCGGACGCCACACCTCCCACCGCGCCCACCTGCGGTCGTCGCCGTCGGGCAGGCGCTCGTCGCCGCAGTAGAGGACGCGGACCTGCAGCTCAGTGCTGTACTGCCAGTCCCCGTCGCGCACGGTGCGCCGCTCGCGCAGGCGCACGTGCTCGAGGCGCTCCTCCTTGCCGAACTTACGATGCGACCAGCCGATGACGTCGGCCGGCGAGTAGCGCCGCCAGAACGGCTCGAGGCGCAGCCGCTCCCACTCGTCGAGGGTCAGCCCCTCCATGCCGGTCGTGTTCGGGAAGTCGACGAGCACGAAGTCGTCGCCCTCGGAGCACGACGTGCCGGCGACGTTCATGCCGAACACGTGGAAGTTGGTGCCGCGGCCGTCGACGTCGTCCATGAGGTCGACGAGGCGCTGCGGCGTGCCGTCGTCCCACTGCGCCTCCTTGGCGAAGGCGCGCCCGACGAGGTCGTCCACGGCGTCCTTGAACATGTTCTTGAGCCGCATCGCGTTGATGCGGTTGAGCCACGGATCGACGAGCCCGACGATGGGCAGGCGCTCGGGCTGCTCCGTCGCGTTGCGCGGGAAGTATTTGACCGCCACGGCGGGCTGCCGGAGGCGCTCGAGGCCGCCGACGAGGTCTCGCGGCAGCTCGCGCAGCGACTCGAGCTCCTTGTGCTTCGGGCTCGGCGTGTTGACGTTCTGCTTCTCCGCCATCGCTGCTCCTCCTAGACTCCGATGAAGGCTGCGGTGCTGGCCGTGCTCGCCCGGTCGACCATCGGGAACATCTCGTGGACCATGTAGCCGAGGGCGTCGGCGATGTGATCGAGCCCGGTGCTCTTGTCGGGCTGGCTCGTCCCCTCCTTGTACGTCAGGCCCTCCAGCGACCTCAACAGTGTGACGCAGCGGGGGTGAACGTGCAAGCGCCGTCGCCCCGAGGCGCTGCAGCACAGCGCGTTGACCTCGTTGATGCGGTCGACCACGGGCGGGTGCGCCCGGCCGGCGACGACGTGGAAGCCCGCCTCCCTGAGCATCGTGAAGTCGGTCTGCCCGACCGGGGCCGACGTCTTGCGCGAGTTGCCGCTCGGGTCCGGGTAGACCACGACTGTCCGCAGCTCCGCCTTCCCGTCGCCGCGCTCGACGGCCCGGCGCACGCGCCACGCCTGCACGAAGGACTGGATCTCGCGCACCATGTGCTCGGTCGTGGCGTTCGGGATGACGATCTCGTCGTGGACGTGCAGCTCGTCGCCGGCCTGCGAGGCGACGACGGCGCTCATCGGGTTGACGTTGAAGTCCATGCCGATGTGCAGCGTGCCGCCGAGGTCTGCGACCCCGACGTGACAGTTGTGCGAGCGGTTGAAGGAGTCGAACACGCGGCCGGCGACGGCCTCGAAGCTCGCCTCGTATTCCTGCCGGAAGATGCGCGGGGAGAGGTCGCGCCGGGCCGCCTCGACCTCGTGCGGCGGGACGTTGCCGCCCTGCAGCGTCGTGTACTGGAACGTCGCCCACCCCTCGCTCGCGCGCTCGTTCGCCTGCAGCCACAGGTCGTAGAAGTGGTCGAAGCCGCGCGGCGTCCCAGTGAAGATGGCCTCGCCCTGCCGGTCGGAGAGCATCGGGCGCACGACCTCGGGCCACGCTCGGGGGTCGATGTCCGCGTACTCGTCGAAGATGGCGAAGTCGAGCCCCGGGCCGCGCAGGCTGTCCGGGTTATCGGCGCCGCGCAGCGCGATGACCGAGTTGTACCCGGTCAGCGTGATCGAGAGGTCGCTCTCGTCCTTCTTCGCGATCATGTGCTGCGGCACCATCCGCATGAGGTCGGACCACACCACCTGCTTGGCCTGCCGGTAGGTCGGCGCGATGAACCACACGCGCCGGTCCTGCCCGGTCATGGCCGCGCGCACCATTTCGTGGACGTCGAGGTAGGTCTTGCCGAAGCGCCGGCCGGCGACCAGCACGCGGAACCGCGCGGGGTGCGACCAGACCGCGTACTGCGGGTCGGAGAGCGGCGTCGCGTTGTTGCGGAGCTTCTGAGCACTCAAACCGGCTCAACCTCGAAGTCGTCGACCCAGACCTCGCGCCGCTGGCCGCAGTCCCAGTAGGTGACCTCGTAGCGCACCTTTGACGGCCACGAGATCATCACTGCAGAGATGTGGCCGCGCACGTCGCCGATCCGCACGCTGTCACTCGGCAGGAACCTGACGTCGACTGTCTTCACTTCTGCACCGGCAGGTCGCCGCGGCGCTGCATGAACGGGATGGTGAGCTCCACGCTGCCGCCGTGGTCGAGCCGGTCGCCGTAGCCTCGGTCGCGCATCTGCGTCGCGGCGAAGAACTTGATAGCCCACGGCTGGCCCTCGTTGATGGCCTTGATGATCTGCGCCTCGGTCACGTCCTTGAGGTAGCCCTTTGCGTTGCGCTGCGCCTCGGCGACCTCGGGCACCTCGCGGATGCGCTTTTTGATCGTCTTCGGGTCGCAGCCGAGGCGCCTCGCCGCGATGTAGACGAGGCCCTTGCACGCCTCGAGCGCGTCGATGATCTGCTGGTGGGTGTAGACCGCCATCGTGTCCTCCGCCCGAGGTGCGACCCTACCGGGACTCTCGGGAGTCGTAGTGTCTCACGCCGGCGTCTCGCTGTCGCCCTGCGGCGGCGGTACCGCGCGGAGTTTTCGGCCCTCGTCGCCGGCCACGCGTCCAATCGAGGGGGGGTCGGCCAAAACCGACGGGGGCTCCGTGGGCGGCGCCTCGGCGGCCTCCGGCACCTGCAGCCAGCACCACGACAGGGCGATGACCGTGGCGCCGACCTTCTCGCTGGCGAACAGCTCGAGCCCTGCGATGTCGGCCATCGTCACCTCATGCCCGGGCGGGAAGTCGAACGTCATGGCGGCGTGCCCGCCCTTGCCGTCCGCGAACACCACGCGAAGGTTCACCTTCTTGGCCGCGTCGTGCTGCGGCACCTCGGTCTTCCCCGTCAGCGCCTCGACCAGCGCGCTCACGGACTCGGCCGTGCCGCTCAGGCTCACCGTGCCTCGCTCCCCGCGCACGGTGGCGTGGCACCCTCCGCCGAGCACGGCGAACGGCTGCAGCTCTACTCCCCAGTTCCTCACGCCTTGCCTCCGATCATGCTCAGAACCTCGGCCCTCGCGGCCGGGTCGGTGCGGAACAGCCCGCGCATCGTGGACGTCACCATCGTCGAGCCCGATTTCTTCACGCCGCGGCACGCCATGCAGGAGTGCGCCGCCTTGACGAGCACGGCCGCCCCGCGGCACTGCAGGTGCTCCTCGAGGTCGTCGGCGATCCCCGCCGTCATGCGCTCCTGCAGCTGCAGCCTCGCGGCGTGCGCGTCCACGAGCCGGGCGAGCTTCGACAGGCCGACCACGCGGTCGCCGGGCAGGTAGGCGACGCTCGCCGTCCCCGTGAACGGCAGCAGGTGGTGCTCGCACGTCGAGGTGAACGGGATGTCGCGCAGGGCGACGAGCTCGTCGTAGTGCTCGGCGTCGAACTGCACCTTGAGCAGCGCCCCGGTGTCGGCCTCGCGCCCCGAGAGCAGCTCCTCGAACGCCGCGACCACGCGGCGGGGCGTGTCGAGGATGCCCTCGCGCTTCGGGTCCTCGCCGAGCTCTGCGAGGAGCTGCCGGACGCACTGCTCGGCGCGGAAGCGGTGTGCGAAGTCGAGCTTCACCGCACCCTCCACGCCTTGTGCTGCTGCACGCTGAGCCTCCAGCGCGGGTCGTCGCGGATGATGCGCTGGCAGGTGGCGAGCGCCTCCGAGTCGAGCCGCAGCCCGTCGTGCGCCGGCGAGACGAGGTAGAGGTCGGCCGCCACGACGGTCTGCGGCGCCGCCTGCCCGGCGCCGCGCACGTACTTCACCTCGTGCGCGTCGCGCTGCCGGATCGCGTGCTCGGCCACCTTCGGCGACACGGTGATCCAGTCGGCGCAGTAGTAGGCGAGGCGCTGGTCGTGCGCCATGTTCGCCCACACCTCGTCGCTGAGCTGGTGCGTGCGCGGCACCTCGAGCGAGCCGTTCGTCTCGATGGCGACGCGGATCCTCATGCGCTCGCCGTCACCCGCGAACGCCTTCCACAGCTCGCGGTCGTACTGCAGCAGCGGCTCGCCGCCGGTGAGCACGACCCACGGCGTGCCGAGCACCTCGTCGTGCGAGCCGCGCGGCCACAGGCGGAAGACCTCGGCGACGATCTCCGCCGCCGTGAGCCACCGTCCGCTCTCGAACTCCGTGTCGCAGTCGAAGCCGCCCGGGCTCTTGGCGCCGGGTTCTACGGCGCACGCCATGTTGCACTTCGACAGGCGCACGAACACGTTGAGCGTGCCGGCGCGGACGCCCTCGCCCTGCAGCGAGAGGAACACCTCGTTGACCATGTA